ATATGAAAATAGAATTAATCCAATTGCTAATTTTCCAAATGAAGGAGTATGTATTTGGGGACAAAAAACATTACAAGCATTACCATCTGCATTAGATAGAGTTAATGTTAGAAGATTATTAATTACTGTTAAGAAATTTATTGCATCTGCAACTAGATTTTTAGTATTTGAACAAAATACGTCATCAACTAGAAATAGATTTTTAAGTATAGTAAATCCATATTTGCAAGATGTAGTAGCTCAGTCAGGTTTAAGTGCATTCCGTGTAATAATGGATGAAACAAATAACACTCCAGATGTAATTGATCAAAACCAATTGGTAGGACAATTATTTTTACAACCAACCAGAACTGCGGAATTTATTGTACTAGACTTTACTATTCAACCAACTGGTGCTTCATTTCCTGATTAATTTTTAGGAATAGATATATTTATATAAAAATAGGATATACAATGTCAATAAACATAGATTTACTTAAAAAATTACCAAATCAAGGTCAAACTCAATTACAGCAAAATTTAGCTGGTGTTGATTATCAAGATATGTTCGCACATGCATTTGATTGGGAACCAAAAATGACCAATAGGTTCATTATGGAATTTGAAGATATACCAACTCATTTAATTAAAACAGCTGGAAGACCAAGTGTTAATAATGGAAATGTAGTATTAGATCATATTAATGTAGAAAGAAAAGTTAAAGGTAAAACTAGATGGCAAGATATTAGTATAACATTATATGATGCAATTATTCCATCAGGTGCACAGTCTGTTATGAAATGGATACGTAATCATCATGAATCATTAACTGGTAGAGATGGTTATGCAACAGGTGCTGCAAAATATAAAAGAGATATTACTTTTTATTCTTTGTCTCCAACGGGAGAAAAAATAGAAGAATGGGAATTAATAGGAGCATATATTAATGATGCATCTTTTGGAGAAATGGATTGGTCAAATGAATCTGCAGTTGAAATTTCTTTGACATTATCTTATGATTATGCAGTATTAAAGTATTAATTTTTTCAAATAATGGGAGTTTATCGCTCCCATTTTTACTGTACAAAAATATTTATTATAAAGAAGTCATTCCAATCATATTGTTACATTTAACTTTAGGTAACATATGAATCGTGTATTTATTTCATTTTTATTATTATTAACTTTTAATGTATTTTGTCAAGATACTATCTTTCGATTTGAAGAAAAACCAATTATTGGAAAAATAGTATTTGCTGATAATAATATTATATTATATAATAAAAATAATTTTCTAAAAGATATATCAACAGAATTCGTATTTGCATACAAACAAAATAATAAATTATCTATATTATATAAAGAAAAAGAACAACCATTTACTACAATACAAATGAATGATTATATAATGGGTAGAACAAAAGGATATCAAGATCATATTCCAGGAATACCATTTACTATAGGATTCTTTAGTTCTTATTTTTATACATATTACAATACAAGAGGTTTAACTAGAAATCCAAAAGTTTCATCATTAGCATTTACTGCAGTTCCATCGATTGTATTTACATATGTAAAACCCAAGGCAAATAAAAAATGGAGTATAGAAAAAAGAACAGGATATCGATTATCTAGATCTGAAAAAAATCAAGTTGCTTCTTGGTGGGGAGCAGTATTGGGAACTAGTGTCATGTATATGCTCTACTTTTCTAGATAACCTATATTTATAATAAAGTTTTAAAAGGAAAATATGGCAAAAGTTACAGATCGTTATGACAACAAAAATTTAATAAATTTAGCAAAAAAACAGTACGATAAAAAACAAAAATCTAAATTACCAGCTGATATAGTTAAAATTCCGTCAGGTGGAAAAATATATCCTGCAGATAGTATATTAAGACAAGGTGGATTAGAAATGAGACATATGACTGCATATGATGAAGATATATTAACAAATGCAACATATATTAGAGATGGTATTGTTTTAGATAAATTATTAGAAGCATTAATTTTAGATGATATTCATATAGATGAAATTGCAATATTTGATAAAGAAGCTTTATTAATAAATGCAAGAATTTCTGCATATGGAGGTAATTATCCAATAATTGTAACAGACCCAAAAACATCTAAACAAATTAATAGCGAAATAGATTTAAATAATTTAACATTTGACTCAGTAGAAATTGATACAGACGATAATGGAGAATGTACGTATTATTGTGAAAATGGAACTCAATTAAAATATTCATATGCACCAAGAAAAGAAAAAATAGATTCATCTTCTTCAAATATAATTTCATCATTTTTGCTAAGGATTATAAGACAAGTTAATGAAACAAGATCAATATCTGATATAGAAAAATTTATTCGCTATGATTTTTCTTTTCAAGAATCTAAAAAATTTCAAAAGCATGTTACAGATAATCAGCCGGGAGTATTAACAGAAATAGAAGTAACTGGTGAAGATGGAGGCACCTTTACTGCCGGGTTTCAATTTGGACCAAAACTTTTTTGGCCTGAAAGCTAAAGATAGACCACATCTTCATTCCAATTTATTTGATATGTTATGGCTAGGCGAAGGTAAATGGGATTGGGATACATTATATAATATGCCCATTTTCCTTCGAAACTTCTTTATTAGAAAATTAGAAAAAATATTTGACGATAGAGCAAAAGCTTTAGAAAAACAACAAAATTCAAATACATCAAGAAAAAAGATTGAAAAAGGACCTTTTTAAATATTTATATAAAAGGATTCAATATTGAAAATCAATCATAAAATACAATTATTAAAAAAATTACCTAAAACAAGTTTAGATCCTCCAGGCACTGAAGCTTTACTTGGTTCTCTTACTCCGGAGGAACTAGCTATTATAAAAAAATATGCAGGAGACGTAAACGAATTAAAAACTGCATTTGAAAACCTAATCCCGAAGGGAATGGGATTTAATTTGTTATTAGAAAAACAAATTGCATTATTACAAAATGCTGAATCCAATACTGATTTACTTGTACAACGATTTGATATATTAGAACAACGAGCAAAAGGCATAAATGAAGCTTTTAATATAAATGCTGATTTATCAATTAAATTAGCTAAATCTGTTGATAAAGTTGGTAAACAATTCAAAATTAATACAACATCAGCAAAACAATATCTAGGAGAAATAAATCAACTTATTCCTGGATTAGGAAAGTTAGATGAAAATAATTCTGGATATTTTCAAAATTTACTACAAAGCAATGATATTCTTCGAGAACAATTAAGATTAACCTCAGGTCAAACATTAAAAATTCGACAACTAGCTCAAATTCAAGATCAAAAATTAATTCCATCAATTGAAGGATATGTAGAGTCTGCAGCTGCATTACAAGACGAAGGAACAACCGGAGCATTTCAAATATTTGCAGAACAAATTGAAAACACATCATTAGATGTATTAGCTCAATACAGTAAAATGTTACCAGATACATTTTTTAGAACAACTGTTAAAGCTAAACAATTAGGTTTAACAATAAGCGATATTTATAAAACTAGCGAAGCTATGTTAGATATTAATAAGCAAACCAAAGCTTCATATGATTTTCAATTAGTTACTGGAAAAAGATTAGAAACTCAAGAATATAAAAATGTTGCAGCTGCAATGAATCGAGCTACCATAGAAGGCGATATGGAAACTCAATTAGATATAATTAATTCGTTAGTCAAAGAACATGGTGCTGATATTGCTACTAATATGCAAGCAAGAAAAGCTGCAGCTGATATGTTAAATATGGAACCTGGAAAATTATATGAAATATATACTAGACAACAAGAAATAAATGATTTAGAAGAAGAAGGAGCAACATTTAACAAACAAGCTAGATTAGATGAAATATCAGTTTTACTACAACGAGATAAAATTCAAAGAGCAGGTGCATTAGAACAATCTGATGCTGTAACCAAGTCAGACGCTCAGTTTAACGCAGCAGCTATTGATCCAATAGTAAAAAGTATACTGCAAGGTGTTAGAGATTTAGAAGAAACAGAAATTGGCCAATTGGTGGTACAAGCTGCAACATTTAGCGGTGTAGTAAAGTTTACAGGCGATGCTTTAAAATCATTGAAAGGCGGATTAAAAGCAACAGATGCTAAACCACGAGCAAATGGAGGACCGGTTGCTGCAGGTTCGCCATATATGGTAGGAGAACTAGGTCCAGAAATGTTTACGCCATCTACTGCAGGTAGTATTACTCCTACCAATCAATTGGCGTCTTCTGGTGGAGGAACTAATGCTGTTGTAGAAGCTTTAAAAGGAATGCAATTTAATGTTATAAATAAGTTTGATGGAGATGCTATATTAACATCAATTGAATTAGCAGCAGGAAATAGAATAACATAGAAATAATATTATGGCAAATGAATATAATAGTAATAATAAATATACTCCAAATTTAACACAACAAGGAGATGCATTGCCAACTGAATACTCTCCGCAGTTAAATTTATCTACATCATCTAAAAAAACGAATCCATATTCTATAGACTTATCACAAGTAGGAATAGGAAAGCCTAATATTTTATATTCTGTAGACACAAGCCAATCAGCTAAAGGTAAATTTTCTAATTCATATTCTGTAGACACAAACCAATCCTCTACCGGTAAATTTTCTAATTCATATTCTGTAGACACAAGTCAATCTTCAAATGGTATTCCTAATCAAATTATGTCGAATCCTGACTTAAATCAATCATCAACAGGAGCTCCTGCTCAAATAATGCCTAATATAGATACAAACCAAGCAGGAAGTATTATATTCGGAGTCCGAATGCCTAATATAGATACAAACCAAGCAGGAAGTATTATATTCGGACATAATGTACCAGGATTTATCCGTGTGTCAGCTTTTAATATAAATCAATCAAGCGGAGACGACGGTCCACTTACAAATCTAGGAGAATCAAATACAAATACTTCAAATAATACATTTGATAGAGCATCTTATGATTTAAATCAAACAGGAATATTACCTGGCCCAGTTATATCAACTGGAAATAGTTTATTATTTAATTCATATGATAATTCTATAGACAAACAATATGATCCGTCCAATCTGGTAGAAAATTTAGATGCAAATACATCTCCGACAGAATTTGCAAATTCTATTAATCCAGCTGAACGTAATATACAAGATCTAGATGCATTATATAACGAATCCAAATTAGATCCAATAGACGCCGGAAAAGGACAATTAGAATCAAGAGCATTAGAAGGAGTATCAGCAGTATTAGGATTAGGAAGCACTTTGGATTCGCTAGTTCCATTAGGTACATATGAAACATTACCATTTAGTGAATTAAGACCTAACAAAATTTTACCTAAACGAGAAAAATTTCAAGACTTCAGACAAAGACTTTCACTTAGCTCTAGAAGAATAGACGGAACAGCAGCTGCTATTAGAGGAAGTATAACAGCAGGTGCATATGCACTTGCTTCTTCAACAGCTCCAGGCGGAGCATATCCTGTTTTTAACTTACAGCGTAATTATGGATTTCCTAATTATTCAACTAAAACTGGAAAAGACTTTACTCAAAGATCTGAAGTTGCAACAGTATGGAATCCAGTAAGCGGATTAAATGTTAAAGACTCATTGAAAAATCCATCATCATTATTAAACAGTAATAATGGTGCATGGGAAAAAACCATCAATCCATTAGAAACAACAAAACAATTTACTGGTGATAAAGTAACTGTTATTGATTTTGGACAGCGAACTAAAGATAGTATATATCAATGGAAACCAGATGGATTAATATCAAATGCTATTGAAAGTGTACTTGGTAGTAAAGTATCAGATTTTTTAGGAATAGGCAAAACACAAGATTTAATTAAATTTTTCTTTACTGGACCTAAATTACATCCAGGAGCAAATAATGAAAAAGATGATGTTATTGTATTTAGAGCTATTATTAATTCTATGACAGATAGTTTTTCTGCAGGATGGAATGCTGTACAATTTGTAGGTAGAGCAGATCCAAATTATGTATATCAAGGATTTTCTAGAAACTTTGATATAAGCTTTACAGTATACGCATCAAATCGTGATGAATTAAAACCTATATATAGAAAATTAAATGGATTAGCTGGATATACAGCACCAGAATATTCTGATGATACTATAGTAATGAAAGCTCCATATCTTCGTTTAACTGTAGGAGATTTATTTGTTCAACAACCAATTGCGTTAACTAGTATTCTTTATACATTTCAAGACTCTGAAACAACATGGGAGATTAATATTGAAAAAGATCCAACTAATATGGAAGTTCCAAAGAAAATTGATGTTACACTATCTGGATATTTATTAACAGATTATTTACCACAAAAAGGAGGAAGATTCTATACATTGGCTCAAGAATTTGATCGTGAAGGACAGCCAAAAGCAGGAAACAAAGATTGGTTATCTGATACTATACCAACAAATGCTACAAAATTAACTAAAGATGATTTAAATTTACGACAATTAAAAAAATCATTTAAAAATAGTGACGCTTTTTCCACCGGTAAAGAAGCAAAAGATGCCGCAACAGAAATATTTGAAGGATTATAATGAAAAGATATGAAAATATACCAATAATTAAATCTAAATCCGGAAAGCGTAGATTTGCGTCTAGTTTTCTTCCAACAATCCCACTTTCAGATCGAGATATATATATAGTAATTACATCATCACAACGTTTAGATCATTTAGCTAAACAATTTTATGAAGATGAAAAATTGTGGTGGGTTATTGGATTAGTAAATAATGTAGGAAAAGGCTCATTATATGTTTCAGATGGCGTACGATTGAGAATACCTCCTTTAGACTCCTTAAAAGACTTAATATAGTTATGGCTGGCGATATATTTTATTCACAACTTAATACTAGTTTAAAAAGCGAATTATTAGCTAGAGGAGCTGCTGGGAAATTAGACCGGTCTAAAAAAGCTATGGATTTCATGTTGCAAAAAATAGCTAATATTAGATTAATTGCATATGAATCAGACACAACTAGCAAAGAAATTGCTACCATGGGAGGACAACAAATAACAATGAATTCTCCAAATGGATCATATCTACCAGGTGGAAAAGATGGATATTTAGCAAATGACTCCTCTAGACCTGGTCCAGGTATAACTGGTGTAGAAATTGTATTAGCAGATCAAACATTACATAAAATTAATACTGCTACCTTAAGTATTACTATTCCAGATCCTGAAATGTTAGACAATTTAGAAGATATATTCTTTAGACCTGGTCGTGCTGTTAGAGTTGAAATTATACAACCTGATGATACTATATTAAATGATGACGGTCCATTATTAAATCAAGATGAGTCATTATATACAACAAGAATTCTAGCACAACAATATAAAGATACTGGTGAAGATTTAGATGCTTTTTTTAAAATGAATCAATTAATTTTTAATGGATTAGTTGACGGATTTAAAGTTGATTATGGAAATGACGGAACAATTACTGTTTCATTAACAACAAGATCATTATTTGCTATATATACAGATGTTTCAATGTTTTATTCAACTCCAAAAATTCCAAACGTATCAATTGATGTTATAAAACCACCTAAAACATATAAAACAGGTAGAAAAAATTTAGATGGCACTGATCAAGAAACTATAGTAAAATTTTCTGATTTAATTAAACAAGAAGTAAATTTTGAAGTTAATAGATCAGTCGAAGAATTTCCTAATGGATTTATAAAACATTTAACAGTTTTAGAAAAAACTCCTAATGAATCAGATCGTGTACTATTATATGGACCTATCTATAAATCAACAGATAATCAAAAATATGAATATAATACTATGATATCTATAGGATTATTAGTAGACTTTATAGAAAAATATTTATATGAACCAGCAACAACTAAAAAATCAGGAGAAAAACCTACAGTTGTTCCGAGAATGCGAATAACATGTAATGATCAAGTATCTAAAACAAATTACTATGATGAATTAGTATCTGCAGATCCTAAAAGTATTTTTTTATATCAAGGAGAAATTGCAACATCCAAAACTAACGAATATATTTATAATCCTATATATACCGCTGCTGAAGTATCCGAAACCAGTCCAGATTCTAATGAAGGAATTCCTCCATTGCCAGGGGCAGGAACAGCAGTAGTAGGACTTAATCCAGTTGATAGTGCAATTGTAGGTGCTAGTCTTGAATTAGAAGGAACTACTACATATAATTATTATCCAGATATAACCAATATTGATGAAGTTGCTGGATTTTATGAAACTGGAGATAAAGATCCAGGTAAAAAGAAAAAAACTAATAAAAAATCAAAAAAGAAATCTGTTACAACTATTCCTACAAAATTTGGATGTTTATCTAGAATATTAATAGCTATTGACACCATTACAAAAATAGAAGATGAATTACGAGCAGATAACAATAAAGATGCAAAACCATTTACTGTTAAAAATTTCATGATTGCTATATCAAAAGAAATAAAAAAACAATTAGGATTTTCTGTATTTCCTGGATTAGTATTTCATCCAGAACTAGCTAGTGTCTTATTATATTATGATCAAAACTACCTAGGACCAGACAAAGTAATTTCAGAATTTACAATACCAGTATTTTCTAGTGCAACTCAAGGAACAGTTGTTCGTGATTTAAAATTAGGATATGACATACCTGATGAATACAAAAATTTATTATTTGCTATGAGATCAAAAAATATATCACCAGATAAAATGTCTTCATATAATCCATATTTAATTTCAATTTCAAATAAAGATCGTACAAATGAACAATTAAAATGGACTACAGAACATGAGAAAGCTGTAGAAGCAGTAAAAATAGCAAAATCAGATTTTACAACTGATCCATATGATGATACATTAATTGATAATTTGCAAGACGCATTAAAAATATATGTAAAATATTCAGAACCAAGTTTACAAAAATCATTAGATCAACAAAAACCAAGATGGTTATATACTTTAGAATTTACAGTGGATGGAATTAATGGATTTAGATTTGGAGATGTATTACAGTTTAGAGGATTGCCAAAAAAATATAATAATGATTATATATTTTGTGTAACAAAAGTAACACATAAAGTAGGCGCAACAGGAGAATGGACAACAACAGTTAATTGTGATTCTAGAGCAAGAAGCACATCAATAATATAATGAGAAAAAAACGATATTATACAGACGAAGAAATTATAACTGATCAATATACAATTGGACAGCAATATATGACTAATGATCGTAGAGAATATATTGGATTATATCATAAGTATTTAACAGGTGAAATTTATACTGAACGAATATATATTCCAAATAAATCTAGAATTTTAGTTCCATATGAAACTGAATCTGCAGACGTTAAATTTTTTAGACTATCTAAATCTAAGACAAAAACAAAATTTCAAACTCCAAAACAATATAATATATCTATAACAACTAATAATATTAAAAATAAAAGTTTAACTAGAAATATTTTAAAAAATGTGTCTACTAATCAATTAATAGAAATTGATAGTAAAACAGTAAATTTATATAGGCAAAAAAAGATAGATAATAATTTATATCAACTTATAACATTTAAATGGGTGATTACTGGACCTGTTAATACAGTTAATGAAAATGGCGTTACTAAGCTAGGAGTTGTTGAACAAAATATAAATGAAATACAAAAAAAATCAAAAGAAATGCCAGAATTATTACAATATATTTCTTCATACTCTCAATACTATACAGACACTACTTATACAACATCAAACAATATAAATTAATAATATTTTGATAATTGAAAAAAACTTATTATTATATTAATGTATGATAATAGTAGACGATTCAAAAGAACTAGATTCGTTATTACAAGATATTAAAAAAGAAGAAATTGTATTAGTTGTTCCTATACTAACTGATCATCAACTTCATCCTTCGATCAATAAAATATCGTGTATTTACGTGTATTCAAGCAATGAAATTGAATTCATTGTTCCTATACATCATACAGAACAAATAACCGGGTTTAAAGAACATCTA